ATTGGGGAATTGAGGTCTATTCGCGGTTTTGTAGCCTATATATCCTGAAAACCTTATCGCGAGTAGTTGACCGGAGGAAACTCTTCGTTTTGGTACACAGACGCTCGATCAAAACCATATGTTTGACTATATTGGGGTCTCGTATATTGTTTGTTGTAGATCTCAGAGTCAAAGATCAATTCGAACTGTAAAAGGGGATGTTTGGTTTTTGCTTCCACCATTCCATTGTTGGTGAACAGTCTTTTGTATTGAGTGGTGGCAGTTTTGCTTGTACAAATCCAATGGTCAGCATTTCCATAAAACAACTCACTGATCATAGGATGCAATACTTCCATATTGTGTGAATTGAAGTGAGTCGGATATCCATCTCGATTGAATTTTTTCACCATTTCTACGTACGCGGAATGAATCATTTTTTTGAGCGTACTTTGAGTATTTGCGATGGTTGCGAACAATTTCTTTGGACGGGATTTTATGATGATCAATAGAGAGATCATTGCCCGATTCCGGAAATACCGGTTGGCAGACAGGTGGTTGTCATACAAATAGAGAAGGATATAGTATATTTTTTCTTGGACAATGGACTGCAATGACGGATAAACCACCATATATTTATAAAAGTTGATGCGCGTGTTTTTCTTTACAAGCTCTTTGATATATTCATCCAAGTGATTGTATCCCAAGCCAATATCTAGTATAGCCGCAAAATTGCCCTCTTCCACCGTATATACACATTTGATGATGTGTGCACAATGACTGCGTTTGGTGCTCGAACATATTTCATTTCCACCGATAATGGGCAAAACTTCCCTTGGCTCCGCAGTGAGCCAGCTGATGAAATCGGACATTTTTTTGCCAATCTCGGTAATTTCCTTGTCGGTCATATCATTCTTGGGAATGATGAGTACATCAATGTCATCACTGACAATCTTGGAATACATTTGCAAAGCTTTCCCGCCCTTGATCAATACCGTCGCGATTTCATTCTTATTCAACAGTTTTGACATAATGGAAATGATCATAAAGACGACACAGTAGATGTTTTGGTAATGGCTCGTAGTTTCAGAAGTGTTGTAATTACGAATTAGTTTTACTATGGCCTCACATAATACGGGTGTGTTTATGATGTGCAAAATGTCGGTTTTGAGATCGTAGAGAGATTGCATATTGTATTGATCCCTTTTGCCATTTCCATTGAAAAGATGGAGCCAATATTCCAAGAGGACGCTGTTTTCTCGGTGAAATGGCAGGGGGATACGAATGGCGGAATAATCGACGGTTGGTCTGGGTGTTTCCACGGAGATGGGAAGAATGATTTTGCTGCTCAACAGATGCGATCCGGTAATAAGAGGGGGCGGTTCGTCATCGTCGGAGGGTGTCGAATAGTTGCCGGGGATGTAATATTCGGGAAGGGGGGGGTCTATATACATTGATTGGTCCATATAATTGGGGATACTGGTCTGAATCGAATCATACAAATCGGATAATTGTTTGCGTACGGTTTTATCCGGGATCACGGTTTTGTCGGCAAAAATTTCCCAAATCGGCATTGCCTTGGTTTTCGTTTGCAAAAGAATCGGTTTATCTAAATGTGCCTTGCAGGATTCTAAAATGTCCATCATTTTTTTGACTTGTTTTTTCGTGACGGTTGATTTTTCTTGGATGGTGGTTTGGATATGTTTCAGTTGTTGCAGCAATCGTTTTTCGTATTCTTCTTCGTTGCATTCGAATGTTTTGCCTCCTTTTTTATGGGTTTTACGACTATGATGACTATGGTTTGGTTTTCGTTTGAATGTACATTTCATTTGTATATAAAGATATAAGAAAATTGATTTTATAGTGTTCAACAAAATCCGATTCAATCAAATACTACGATAAACGATGGATTTTCAGCTTTTGCAGCAATTGGGGTTCCCTTATGCCACCTATATGAAACAACACGAACATTATCCGACATCGAACTGTGTGTACAGTTTTATTATTCGTCCATATTTGAATACGAAAGTGAACAAGACGGTTGTGCACCAGTTTATTGAATATACGATGGAATTGGGAAAGATCGGATTCTATCATACGATGCAATATGAACTGGTTGACAATCAAACACAAACATTGGTGATTGTTGGCTTGCAAAGTGTGAATATACATTCTGCCTTTTGGTCGGATATACTACGATCGATGAGAGACACCGGACGTTATGATTTCAACGCATATGAATATAGCGAACCGGGTATCTTACATCAATATCATTTGTTCTACGATCCAGTACTGGAAAATGCAATGCAAACCTATATGCAGTACGAATATTGGAATTTTCCAGCTCCCGTATCCCCCAACCTTGGCTATTACCCATCGCCGCCAAATTATTATACCCATCATAGATTCAGGAGATACAAACGAACCAAATTCGCGTCTACACAAACGTCCAAAGAGATTTTCATTGAAGTCAGTCCGTCGATTGCCGTAAAACCGCCAATGTTAGAGAATTCAATCCCGCAATGTGTAGAAGCGAGTTCCATTGTATCCGATGCCGACGTATACACGGAAAAAGAGAAAGAGAAAGAGAAAGAGAAAGAGAAAGAAAACCATTTAGTAGATACGTCGATTGATGATGTAAAACCGGATAATCGGAAAGGTTCTTCGCATAAACCATTGAAAATAACCACATCATCGGATGCATTGACCTATGTTCCATTCACGCATAATGATGATGATGATGATGATGATGATGATAATAAAGAAAATCCCATTATACATGATACGAGTAGCACAACTCCCACCAACCAAGAACACGGAATAATGATTGACAATCATATGGATTCGGTTCAAACGCGTGTTCAAACCATTCGTGTAGACAAAAACACAAACACACTTGTTCAAAAAAAAGAAGAACCCGTGCATATGCACCTGATCATAAATAATTATTCCACGCCCAGTTTGCCAGTCCAAGATTCAGTAGAAAAGACGATCCAGCTATTGATGGAAAAAAATGCAGTTTTGCTGAAGAAAAACACTCTTATGGAGAATCAACTTGTGAAAATGGAAAGGAAAATCGAACAGCTGTTCAACGCGATTGACGTGCAAAAAGCAAGGGTCAATGAAAAACTGCGAAGTCATCGACGCGAGTGGGGTAGTTTCAAAACCCAAAACCCCGATTTGACGTTTTGATGTCTCCAAAATACACAATATTATCTGTTTATACTATAGACAGTTTAACAAATGGCTTATTCAATGATTGAAAATATAAAGGACCTTTTGCAACAAAGAGACGAATTAAAAAAATTTACCCAAAACTCACTTCCAATGAACCAAGAAGAAATTGCATTGGAATCGGAAGAAACGACAAGGCAAGAAAGTGAAATTCGTAAAAAATTAAAAGAGATGGATCTACATATCAAGAATCTGGATTTCGATGTAAATGAAGTCGATGATACTACCGGTTTTACGTGTTTGATGTACTTTATCCATTATTTGCCCGACTTTGCCGAACGTTTGATTCTTTTTATTATGAAGAAACAAGGCAACACGGATAATTTGTCGATGTTTTCAAAGATAGATAAGAATGAATGTACGGCACTAATGTATGCATTCGATCGAGGACAATCAAAGATTGCATCATTGTTGATTGATAGTGGTTATTCAAACGAAGGACAAGTCGGTAAAATCTATGTAACACAGGAGAGTGGAGAGGTCCAGATGCTTGTTGGAACAGCATTGATCGTCAGTCTTGCTGCGATGTCAAAACAAAAATATCGAACGATCCAAATGCAAAATACCATTATTAAACTTATTCACACGAAAAAAGCAAACATAGGATACGCATCTTCAGATATCGGTGTAACCGCGTTAATTACTGCGTGCATTTTTCGCCTACAGAATATTGCCATTGAATTAATCAAAACCGGTCAGTCTAAACCAAACTATGCGGACACCAAGAAAAATACCGCATTGATTTATGCGTGTATGCAAAATTTGAAAGCAGTAGTTCGTGAATTGCTTAAAACTACCGAGGTGAATGTCAATCATATTGGAGATTATGGTAGAACACCATTGATATGGACGTGTATTGATACGTGCACAGATAACTGTATGGCGACGTGTATGTATATGGGTATGGAAGAATGTATGGAAGATTGTATGGATGCGTGTATGGAAAATAAAGTAAATATATTTCATCAATTGATGAATAAAGGAGTGGATGTTACAATATTAGATGTGTACGAAAAAAGTGCAAGTCATTACGCAAAACAAAATAACGAAATGGATATGTTTGTTGATTTGATTATTGAAGTTAAATTGAAAAAATATCCATTTCTTACGTATATAGATAGGAATAGTAAAGGTACCGATATAGTTGACTCAAAAAACAACGAATTGACTGTTATTGAATATTTACAAAAGGACAACAACGATCACATTTGTTTTGTGATGAATTCTGAGACCAACCGTGGGGATCCGCAAGTGTATTATTCATCATATACTATATTACAAACCCTACTATTAGATAGATCGCAAATCAAATTGGAATGCTTCAATGACAACAATGACATTTCAGAAACAAATCTAAATACTAAACATTTATTCTTCAATTTGGCTGCTATCATTCCAATTCAAGGTTTGGTTTTACACGTCGATATAATTGAAACAATCGAAAAACAAAAGTATCCGGAAAATGTAAAGGTGGAAAATAGATGTTTTTCTATTATTGAAGTAGATAATGTAAAATCGATCATGTCGATGAATTATTATGATATTATTAGCGCAACCGACGATGAAAATGTACTTGTTCCCATTAGTAGTGATCATTGTCAGGAAGATAAAAAAAACACTGTATATGGGTTGTCAATGGCCATATTAATCAACAGAAATCCCATCTTATCAAATAAACCGGCTAGTCGGAATCGATCCTCATCAACAACGACACCTTCTCATCCGTCGACGGAAGGAAACCTAACAATAATGTACAAGTCTGAAACACAAACATTGAATGGTGTTCCTGATATAACCACCTATCGTGATTTGAAGAATATGATTGTGGAAAAATGGACATCTCTTGAAAAACTGGAAGCCAATAAAAAATACAATATCAACTATGTGATTTTGGGAAGAGTCGAAAGGGAAAATGAATTGGACTTGGATGCCGTTCTACCTAAAAAATATTATGATAACACGGCCCAAGCGATGATTACTGAAAAAAGATCCTTGGAAACGAATGACGATTCATCGATGCAAACGACAAAACGACGCAAATCGGGAGGGCGCAACAAACGAAAACAGACCGCGAAACGAAAAAAACGATAAACCCTTTTCGTGGATTTATCCACGAATAGAGATTAAATAGACGCGGAGAATTTATGCATTTCCGCCTTTGTGGAGGACAAACAAATATTCCACCGTATTTCCACTATTGTTGTAATCGAACGATTTGAATCGCTTGTATTCGCGTTCAAAGATGCGAACCTCTCCATATCCACGCAAAATCTCCATTATTTCGTCCTTGGACAAGAGTCCTTCACTACTATAGGACAATCCCACATATTCCGAATCAATGTGCCGAAACAGTTCGCGAAATGCCCCCGCCACCTCGCGCTTCTTGCAAAAGGGAGAGACAAAACATCCCTCGGGAATCCCCGTTTTCCCCCGGAGTCCGGGAAGCGCCGCCTGTTCGTCCGGTGTCATTGCAATCACATTGAGGGGGAAATAGTTTTTGGAGTATTGGCGTTCATTGTACGGCGGATCCAAATAAACGAAATCGCATCGACCGATATTCAATGTGCTGACGAAATCCAAGACATTGTGATGGTATGTTTTGCTAAACGAACTCGCAGGTTGAGTCATCGTATGGATCGGCAAAAGGGTCAATGTTTTGTTCGCCTTGGCCTTGAAATTTTTCAAATAACACCCGTATACCGCGGGGACATTGCTCACCGCATCTGCCGCTAGCAATAAGCACGCAATCAAATACACATATTCATTTTCGTCAAAGGATGTTTTGCATATTTCTATACGGGACCTTACATAATCGATGCGCTGGGCGTTGTCTACCGTGAAGAACATTCGCTCGCAGTTTTCATAGGGAGAATAGTGTTTTGTGATAAATCCGGCGGTTTTGGCGTGCTCTTTCTGTTCCATCTCTAGATGAAATCGATCCAAGGTCGATTGTATATCTGGTGTATAGGTGGATATGGATAGCGCGTGGGTAATGATCGAACTGTACAATTCGGCGTCGTTGGAGAAGGTAATGGCACCCCTTGTTCGAAAATAATGTGACACGATGCCCGTACCAGAAAACAAATCAGCCACACGCTTATCCGTGTAATCATTCCAGCCGGTGGCATCACGCACCGATTGATCAATCCAATCCAAGAGCTGGAATTTGGAACCAATGTAATTCAACCGATGAACCTTTTGCTCGGACATACACTATGAATCGCGAATCAACTATTGTGTTATAATACAGTTTCTTTATATTCGTTGGGTATAATCAACTTTTACAAACCCTCTTTTGTAAAAAGTTGATTTTTGATAGAGTCAACCAAACACACCCAACCTAACAATGGAAGCCGCAAAATATTCGCGTGATGAAAAGTTCAAGTATGCCATCGGTAAATGGATGCAACATATACAAATGAATCGTGTCGTGCCCGTGGATGAAATCGATAAAATGTGGGACATTGACTGGACACTGGAAAATATTTCCGTGTCCATCGAAGATGTATGTTTGGCTGAAACTGCGAGTATACAAAATTACCATCTTACGATTCCACGATATCACGTCTTGGCCACGATGAATGTTCGCTTGAATGAATCGTCCGAGGTGAAAAAAATTCAACAAAGCCATTATTTAGGAACGGGGGCTGATATTGTTCAGCATTTTCACAGATTCTTCAAACCGTATACGTTGTATGATTCAAAATCTCACGCAGTATTGTCATTTGTCAGTGTGGCGAATATGCACGATTCTGAAGAGAGTATTCACATCCTGATCGAGATATATCACGCAAATAATTATCATCCATACCCGGTCCCTCATTACAACATTGAGCAATTGGAACAGATTATTGACAAACTAGAACGAGAACGGTTGTATTTGGCGGGAAATGCGGAAAATCAGCAAAACACGATTTTCACTTTGAACACGTCTATTTCGGCATTGAATGAAAAAATAAACAATCAGAAAAATCGTTCCCATCGTGTTATTTTAGAACAATATATGGCGACGAATAAAAAACAAGAATGTCCGGTGTGTCTGGTTGAAATCGAACCGAACCAATTGATCATACCGGAATGTTATCATTTCATTTGTAAAAAATGTGTCGTTCGATGCGATCGATGTCCCATTTGTCGATGTACAATTGATCATAGTACGATCGAATAGAGTAGATTCGTCAAAGATGGACAATCTCAAAAGAGTCGGGAAACATATCAAGCAACGTTTGCAAGTCAAACCGGAATTTGATACAGTCCCGATGATTGTGCACTTGAAATTCGCCCAATGCCTTGGACACTTTACCGTTTTGGATAACCGATAAAGTGGTCGATTCATTCCACTCCTTTTTCTTTTGTATATGCGAAAAGGTATAGTTCAAATTCTCCCAATGAATCGGTGCTACAGGTTTCACAGAGATGTGCATACAAATATCCTTCTTTTGATGATAAAAGAGCATCGGACAATGAAAGGTATGTTCAAAGTATTTCTCGACCAATCGCCCAGTATTTTTTTCAATAAATTCTTTGATTTGAGTATTGGTTTTGGTTTTATCAGGGTCGTCGCACAATAATGAAAATGCCTGCTGGAATTTCTTCGAACTCGGTTGTCCAATCTTGGCCGGACTGATTTTCCACGCTCCCGTTTTGATCGATTTCACACTCAGCTGTTTATTCGTATCTGTTTTATTGATAAAATCGTGTGCCGGATTCTTTTCCCCCGTAATGGGATCTTTTGCTCCTGAATGTACACATCCTCCATAGTGATCTCTTACAAATGAACCATTCTTACCCATCCGTTTCGCTACGACTTCCGCGGGTCCCACCTCATATTTGTACTTCCCTTCAAAGGGTGTATTCAGTAATATGCATATCGCATATTCTGTGATTTTACCCAAATCCTCGGTTTGAACTTTAGGCGTGTTTTGAATGATGTAACGAAGAATGATGAAAGTGTCTCGGTGTCTCCATTCAAATTTAAATCAACCCAATTCAACTTTTTCACCCACTCACCCAAACCAGATACAAAATAATATGACAATAGTACATATTAGATACAGACCGATTGCGAATTACATAATGAATTCAGATCACATCAAGTGTCGCGTCAATGCATATGTCGAAATCGAAAAACACTCAAACGTCAAATATGAATACAACCACGTTTTACAAAAACTGGCCGTTGACCGGATCTTACCCTACCCCTATTTTTACCCATATGCATATGGATTCATACCGCAAACCAAGGCAGATGACGGCGACGAATTGGATGTTTTGCTTTTAACGGACCAAAAGTGCCATATCGATACACATTACGATGTTTACATTGTGGGTGCCTTGGTAATGGAAGACGAAAAAGGAATGGACGAGAAAATATTGGCGGTTTTATGTGATGATACCACGGCATCTACTATTTGCGACATTGATGACATTTCCGATGACGCCAAAGACAATATTCACTGGTTCTTTTCTAATTACAAGAGCAAAACGCCGAATAAATGGTCCAGAGTGCACGGTTTCGTGAACCGTGAAGAGGCCATTGAGTTATATCATCGATCCAAAATTTAATTATATATGTAAACTAGAGATAGAGAATGACAACTTTAGTTACAATTGTATCCGCACCTAGGTCGGGAACCAATTTTATTATGAATAATCTGTTTAGCAAAATCAGTAATATGAACGTAAATTTTGAAATATATTCGAATGATTCCAAGGCTGGATTGAAATGTGTCAATAAAAAATATCAAAGAGATATTCAATCCAATTGTTCCAAAGATGAAATCATTGATCATCTGCTTTCTGTTTCAGAAGAAAAATATGTAGTTCACAAAATTTTTCCGTTTATGTTCCAAGAAACAGAATATACAAACATCGTTGATCGGTCCAACTATATCATTTTCATCAAACGAAATTTCTTGGATGTTTTCATTTCAAATACCAAGGCAAATCAAATAAAACAATGGCTTATGGTTGATACAACCGATTTATCCATACATTTTGACATAACAGAATATTCAAATGACAAACAATACTACGAGAATTGGTTCAAAAACATTAAATCTATGTGTGATATTTCAAACAAGCCTTTCGTCATCATTGATTATGATGTCATTGTCAGTATGAATTCCGAAGAAGAACAAATCAATTATTGTGTTGAAAAAATTCGTGAAATCACCGGAGACGATTTTCAAATAGAAACAACCAATCTTATGTTTTACAATAAACCTGTCTTTAAACAAGATACCCTTGGTGATTACTCAAAGAAACTATCCAATTATTCGGAAGTCTCTGACTTTATCGAAAATAGAACGAACCATATTCTAAAATTTTGAAAAAATAAAAATATATAAAAATTATATAAACAATGTCAAACTCTTTTCAAATCGTAAACAGGGAAGGAGCACTCGATGTTCTAAATTTACAAGAATACACTGACACTGGAACTTGTCTTCCGTCATTAGTGTATGATATTACTACTGGTAAAATTAAATACACCAGCACGGCCAAAACCTTTGTCATTGATCATCCCGATGACGAAAACAAATTCTTGGTCCACGCCTGTTTAGAAGGACCTGAAGCCGGAGTATATTATCGCGGCGAAGCGCAGATTGAAAACAATGAATGCGTTACCATTCAATTGCCCAAATACGTCGAAAAAATCGCCAAGAATTTTACGGTTCATCTTACCCATATATACGATGAGGCGTCAAAGGATGAAAGCTCCCCATTGAAAACCACCCGTGTGGTCAATAACCAGTTCAAAGTCTACGGCAAAAATTGCGCGTTTTTCTGGATCGTTTATGGCGAACGTTTAGCTATTGATGCCGAACCCAGTAAGGACACCCCCGTCCAAGGATCCGGACCCTACAAATGGATTTAGCAATCTCACATTTTTTATATTTTCTCGTTTTCCAATGTCATTTTATTTATTTTTATATGTAAAATGACATTGAATGAAAAGTACACCATATTTATGTATATTTATGACGAGTACAAACGATTCGATACCTTTTTCACAAGTGTCAATGATTTTTTAATGCGCGCACGCATTCGCGATATTGTCGACTATTACAAAATGAATTACGATCAATTACAGACATCGAACCAGGTCCACTACTACTACTATAAGGAATTCTCGATCAATATGATCGACATCATCCAATCGTTCTTGCCTTCAAGATATGTTCCACCCTATCGACTCTTACTGTGTAAACCCGGATACGAAAAATACGGTCTTCATCGGTATGGTTGGAAAGAAGTGATTCAATCGTTTTTAAAGACCAATTACATCGAAGACTGTTTTCACAACAACTTTTACTATGAACATCCCGATTTTGAATGGACCGCCTATGCAACCCATAACAATACAGAGACTTACCAAGAAACACTTGATCATTATCATTCAACCTCCACCGATAAAGACAAAACACAACAATCCACCATACCCTTTCTTATTTTCGACGATTGGCTGGAACTGACGTTTCCCAATTATCGCAGTGAAATTCCGGTCAAACCATACAAGTACCCTTTCTTATCATTTATACACAATCCACCGTGTATCAATACCACAGTTGACACAACTATTTATCGAAACAAAGAAGTGTTTTGCCATAAAGAACTAATGTCCGTCCGAGACAATTTGAAAGTCTTGGTTTCGCTTTCACATTTTCATACGGCCTACTTGAAAGAAATCCAAGAAGGATGGACAGAGAAACCGCAAAACATCACTCTTTATCATCCCCTGCAATGTAATCTTTTGCACACATTCGACCTCAATGAGTTTATTAAATCCACCCATAAATTTGTATTCAATATTGGCTGGTGGTTGCGCAAATATGATACCTTTTTGCAATTGAAAAACTATGAAAAGGTCATTGTCGTAAAATCAAACGAAGGTAACCACGTCGAAAAATACATATACAGTGAAATTGGCAAAACCATCCACGATAACAACTATATTCATTTTGATAGTTTGACTGAATCGGAGGTGACGAAATTGAAAACGGAATACAATACACAAATTGTATATAATTTAGGAAATGCCGAATACGACGCGATTTTCAAAAAAAATATTGTGTTTTTAGAACTCTATGATACGACTGCAAATAACATCCTCTTGGAATGCATTATGCACAACACTCCGATACTGGTGAATTACTTGCCATCCACGGTTGAATATTTAGGCGAAGATTATCCCTTTTACTTTACAAATCGAGTGGATGCGCAAATCAAAATCGATTCGATTTCCCTCATTATCGATACGCACCGATATTTGAAGAATATGGACAAAAAACGATTTACCTACGATTTTTTCAATAAACAGCTAAAATCGATCATTTATGCGAACCTTGTCCAAGAACCTTGTCCAAGAACCTTGTCCAAGATCTGATTATACTACTACTACTACTGCATCCCTCTTGGATATCTGATAAGCCACCCGCCAAATCAGGATAGCGTAAATGTCTTCCATTTTGATAGGGACTTTCATTTCGTCCATCATCGTATTGCCAAAACCGGCATTTGAATATAAACCAGTTATTTTCCCGTCTTCTCCTCGTTCTATATAAGATAGGACTCTTTCCTTTCCTTGGTAGATGACACTCCACCCAGGAAGCAAAATCGAATGATATACCGAAGGGTCCAACGTAACATAAAAGTAGTCAATATTTGGACTGTTAGCGACACCCCGTTGCAAGGACTGATTCACAATTGAATAGATGACACCCTCGTATCGGATCTCTGGATTTTTCCGCAAAGATATAGATACCGCATCGTTGTGACGAAAGGTATGGGGCTCACGCAAATAATTCATTGTCATTTTTCACTAGAATGAGAATGAATCGGCAATGAAATAGAAAATCAATTTTCTCAATTTTATCTTTCTTGTCGGCGGAGTGTTACATTCATTGTAGGCGTATACCAAACTAATCTGCCAAAATAGATAAACGTTTTCAAAACCGACTGTTTTTGAAAATTTCTAAAGAGAAATGGCCGGACCGGGTCTTTCCTCAACGACCGTAGAAACCGTTTCATTTTCCATCAAGGCCAATTGCATATATTTTGCTAAACTGGTATGGGTTTTCAAAACATCGTTCATACTCATCACTGCAAACCAATTATACTTGTTCCGTTTCAGCAGTTCGTCCATCGGAATCAGAATACCCAGTGTACGTCGTGGGCAAATGTCCAAGGGATGATCTTCCATCATATCCTCCAACAAAATCGGCTTTCCTTTGACAGATTTGATACCCACCAAGACACCGTCCACA